GTGTGGTCTATCCCACCGTCATGACGGCGAAGGGTGTCCGCGTACGGGCCAACGCCAAGAGGTAAGGGAGGAATTGAACCTCCCCGTAGTAAACCTACTTACCTTGTTTGGTATAAGTAACGCCGCGATACTTCAGCTTAGACTGCTTTTGTGCAGCCTGTTGCTCCTTTACGCGAGCTTGCAGTTCAACGTTAGGCATTGAATTACTCCGAAGTACCTAACCCCCGTTCCATGGTTAGGCGTCATGCGTCCCAATAGGGGATGAACGTACGTTACTTTTAGAACTTATACTTCATACCAAGCTTAGCACCAACGCTCAAGTCGCTAGTGTCAAGACCTTCAGAAGTAGCAGCAGACAGTTCGCCATAGACATTTGTCTTAGTCGTCACAGCAACGCTGCCACCAATCTTACCAGATGCTGCGCCAGTGGAGCTAGCATCATCAGGGAAGGAGATGGCAGGACCACCTTGGATGTACCAAGACGCGTCGTTGATAGATCCTTCATAACCCAGGTGGGTCTCCAAAAGGGTAGAGCTGTAGTCATTACCACGGAAGCCGGAGTTGGACTCTACGTTCACGTAAGGACCTGCAATGGCTGCACCATGTGCAACGCCAAGAACAGCACCAGCAAGGATGGACAGAGAAAGTTTCGTAGACATTGTTAAGATAATAAATTATGCAATAGAAGGTGCAACATGTGTTGCAAGATCAAGGGGGAAGTTGTTTTGTATGACAGTTCATACGGAGTGAGTGCTTTCAAAATGTTCCTCTTCTTTTTTCCACTCTTCAAACTTACTACGGAGATCTTCATTCATAGTCAGTTCATACTCTTCACAGACCTTTCGTTGATCTTCCTCACGTACACAATCATTGAAGACAAGAGACATAGCGCCACTACGAATATTTTCGGGAGACATGCCGACACACAACAAGAACTTCTCAAACAGTTTGAAGTATTGTCGTGCGTTGAGATCAGAAGCAGGTGCAGTGATCAGGTAATGTTCTTCAGGGAGGAAGTCATCATCACCAAGATGGGAAGCAAACCCACGATTGTAGTCATGAGTGTAGGTGGCATCAAACTTAAGTTGAACGGTTGCTTCGTAAGTCATAGGTTTGTGTTGAGGAGTGAACTGTAAATCAACCGATCGAAGGAGCGGTCAGAGCGACAGGAGCAGATTGGATAGAAGCAAGGTCAAGTGGGAAGTTGTGAGCATTACGCTCGTGCATGACTTCCATACCAAGACCAGCACGATTCAAGATGTCAGCCCAGGTGTTGATAACACGACCTTCACTATCTTGAATTGACTGATTAAAGTTAAAACCGTTTAGGTTAAAGGCCATAGTAGATACGCCAAGAGCAGTAAACCAAATGCCGACAACAGGCCAAGCTGCGAGAAAGAAATGCAGAGACCGGCTATTGTTAAAGCTAGCATACTGGAATATAAGCCTCCCAAAGTATCCATGCGCAGCAACGATGTTATACGTTTCTTCTTCTTGACCAAATTTGTAACCATAGTTTTGAGATTCGTTTTCAGTTGTTTCACGGACCAGGCTGGATGTAACAAGCGATCCGTGCATCGCACTAAAGAGGCTGCCACCGAATACACCTGCCACGCCAAGCATGTGGAAGGGGTGCATGAGGATGTTGTGTTCCGCTTGGAACACGAGCATGTAATTGAAAGTTCCCGAGATACCCAACGGCATTCCGTCAGAGAAGGAACCTTGACCAAAAGGATACACAAGGAATACGGCTGCGGCTGCCGCGACTGGAGCAGAATAGGCAACACAAATCCAAGGCCTCATCCCAAGTCGGTAGCTAAGTTCCCATTCTCGTCCCATGTAAGAGAAGATACCAATGAGAAAGTGGAAGACCACGAGTTGATAGGGACCCCCGTTATACAACCATTCGTTGATTGAATTAGCTTCCCAGATGGGGTAGAAATGAAGTCCGATTGCGTTGGAGCTAGGAACGACGGCTCCTGAGATGATGTTGTTTCCATAGAGTAGAGAGCCGGCAACAGGCTCGCGAATGCCGTCAATGTCAACAGGAGGTGCGGCAATAAATGCCAGGATAAATGCAGTGGTAGCAGTCAGTAGACAAGGAATCATAAGAGCACCGAAGTGTCCTACATACAACCTGTTCTCAGTACTACTAACCCACTCAACATATTTATCCCAAATATTCTTCGGTTGTTGTAGTGCGATAGTAGCTGTCATTTAAGTTTGTTTAAAAATGAATATGCGTATCTTTCTCTATTACCTTTGATACCCCAACCTAACCAATAGTAGGCAGCGTTCATGTAATAAGAAAGTTGTTGATGATTAGTCTGGAAATGATTAAGCTCATGTCGAAACTGAAGCTCGTTAATCATATAACGGGTCTGTCCCTCCAGACTACTAGGATCACACCCGTAGCGTTTACAGAACCTACCAAGACCGTAGTAACGTCTTGGAGTAGTCCATTGAATTAAACCATACCCACCACGAAGGCAGCGATCATAAGGTACAATTGCTCCACCTTCGCAGACTTTAGATTGGAACCTACTTTCTTGTTGAATGTTACCCATGACTACCGCCAAGGCAACTTTATCTTTGATCTCCGCTTTTAACTGCAGTTGCTCTAGGACGTATTGCTCAGCGGGAGTACATTGAGGACATTCAATCATAATAATAAATAGGATGGTTTAGGGTTTCATTTTTTCTTTGCAGTCTTAGCAGACTTGCGAAAGTTTTCAGCGGTAGGAGCACCTTTGCTCCCAGGTTTCCGCATCTTTTCTCCACTACCAGCAGCAATGCGTTTGCGTTTGGCGTGGATGTTTGCGTAAAGACCGTCTTTAGCCATGTTAGCATTTCCATTTACGAAGTGCAAGTGCCTTTCTAGTAGGCCGTCCTTTGCTGTCTTTCATAGGTCCTTTAACACCAGACATACGTGCACAGAAAGAACGTTTACGAGGACCACCTTCAGGCTGTGGAGCCTTTAAGTTGGATCCTGTTTCTCTATTATATTTTTTACGACCGGCGGCAGTCAAGCCACCGGATCGTGATTTGTGTGTACCGATTTTCAGACTAACTGAACGGGTACTACTTTTTGTAGCCTTTGCCACCTTTTTTCTTTCCGCAAGTCATTACCAGATACCAGGAATAAGTTGACCAGTAAAGGCATACGCTCCAAGCGCAGCCATCACACCGAGCATGGCAAGCCTGCCATTGAGACGCTCGGCGCGTTCGTTGTGAGATTCGAGATAGTTAGGGTCCATGTAAATAGGTGGTTCTTTTGCGTAGATGTTGTAACGGTTGCCGTCTTCAGTAACAGTCGTCATCAGAAGGATACCTCTGAACGACTAAGTTTGTCAATAACATCTTGACGATAGGCAGGATCATTGTCATAACGAGGATCATTCATAGCTTGAATAAGCTCCGCTTGACTACGGAAAGTGCTTTGTGCTTCTGCAGGTTTACCTTGCAGCATGTTCCCTTCGGATCCCATAGCGTCAGTGTATTGTGAGTAAAGTCCTTTAACAGCAAACTTAATTTGAGACATATTACCGTTCTCAATCATAGCGTCATACGCTTCAATTTCATCTGAGCTAAAGTTTTCTTTAGCCCAATTGATTACATTAGCATACGTCTCTTGTCCTCCAACACTATCGTAAATGGAAGACACTTCTGATTCAGAGAGATCCCGTGAAACAGTTTGAGGTTGTGATTTAGACAGAGCTTCAAACACATCTACTGATGACATTTCATTCAGTTTCTGTGCAGCCTGTTGGTCAAGCTTGCCAGTCTCTAGATAACTAGAGTAGGCATCTTGCAGCCAATCAGATTCAGGCTCTTGAGTTTCTTCAACTTGTTCCTCTTGATTGCCTAGCTTTTTCTGAAGTGCAAGGTAAGCTGCTTCAAGTTCTTCAGTGCTGTTATATTTACCAGCAAGTTTTTCGTTATGTGCTTGCTCTAGTTCTTCACCGATAGCAAGAGAGTCTGCCTCTTCAGCAGCCATGGATGACATAACCTCTGCAGGCACACTATTATCAGATGTAAATACTTCTGCCATTATTGAATAGGTGGTGTGGAAGGTGGTACGACATCAGTACCCATCATTTGATTGGCAGCAATGTCAGCGTTCTCATTTTTAGTAGGATCAGCAAGGGGAGAGTTAAGGATCTGACCAGTTTGTTTGGTCATCTCCAACTGTTGTTGCATCTGCATGTTCTGCTGTGCTTCTTGTTGTTGTTGATCCATCGACTTCACAAGGTTGAGAACATCGATACCTTGTGCAGCCGCCAGACGTTTAATAGCTTCGTCTGGATTAAGGTACTGCATCATTGCTTCAGGTCCAAGCGTCTGAGCAATTGTCATAATGAATTGTGTCAGTGCTTCACGATCTGAACTTCTACCAAGTGCATTGATACCAGCAACAATAGTAGGTTTAACTAGATCCTTAGGATACCTTGGAAGCTCCCCGCTACGCTGCAACACTAGCAACTTACGGTTAAGATAAGGGACAAGGAACTCAACAGTTAGCAAACTAAACAGTCCACCAAGTTGTGCTTCAAGTTCCATCTGAGTAAGACGAATCTCTTCTGCAGTCACACGTTCTGCATTACGAGGATTCATGATAAGGAATGCCTCAGCAATACGACGTTCAAGTGTCTGCATCTGCTGCAGAGCTGTGGCAAAGTCAGCAGTCTTACCAACCTGTACAACAGCTACGTCATCAGGTCGTCCCTGGATGATCGCACCGTTGCCTGCCTTGGCCAGCGTCTGGGGTTTAGTAGTGGATGAGGGTGACACTAGGAAGACTACTTTAGCAGCTGCTGCAGAGCCTTCTGTGATAGCCTGAGAGAGTGCTTCAAGGGATCGTAGATCACCAATAAATTCCTCTACCCTACCTCGTCCATAATTCTCTCCATCAACGGAGTTAAACCTCAGCACCAACCAAGGCGACGCATCCTTAGGAGCTTTACCTTCTGTGCCAAGAATCTTTTTATCAAATGCTTCTTGATGCCATACCCATCGATTGTTATCTAATTTACAGTGAGTGTAAACTTCAACATCATTGAGTGTATTGACAGTATTGTCTTGACTAGTTAGTTTGTCTTTAGTCAACTCCTTTGGTAGGAGATCTTTGTTGATAAGTTCTTTAGTAACGATTTCAATTACGTTACCATTACCATCACGCTCTACGACATAACGGTTCAAAGGGTAATGCTTAATCCCCTCTTTACCCATAAACAACAAAGCGTTACCACCAACAACAAGATGTTTAATGGCTTGGTGTACAGTGACACGATCACTAGAAGCAGCGATCGAATCCATAACCATACGCTCAAGTTTAGCAAAACTAAGATCCAGCTCACTACGAATCTCAGCAGGTAACTTAGTACCTAACTTGTCATCAGCAATCTGTAACTTAAAGAACGTAGTCTGCGGAGGCAGCAACGCTAGCATCAACTTAGATGCCAACGTAACAACTGCTTTAGCACCTACGCTTTGCCAAGGTTGTGTAAGGGACTTGTGGGTAATACGCATCTCATCACGTTGGATAAGATACGGAAGTGTAAGCTCAGAGCATTGAACAGCGATGTCAAGAAACGAAGTGCGGCTGGCGCTAAGAGAATCGTACCTTGATTTAGCAGTCATTTAATTAACCAATGTTTAAAGGTGAGCCAGCTCCTGCACCCACTTGCTGTGCTTGAGCAAGGGAGATAAGAAACTGAGAAATGTTACCACGACGTTGTGGTTTGCGTGGACTTTTAATACCTTGCTGTGTTTGTGCAAGGCTAGCGTTGGGTTGCCTGGTTACAGGTGGTTTGTATTGGGATTGTTGGGGTTGTGGTGGTGCTTGAGTTGCAGATGGTGGGAGTGCGGTATGACCATAAATAGGTTTACCTTTCTTAGTGTATCCAACAATCCCATAGGTTGAACCCATGTAAAGGTCACCTTGATTCATGATTCCTCCTGAATACGTTGTTTAATCCAATCGATGATGCTTCGTTGACCAGCACGAAACATAATGTGGGTGATTTGATTGTCTGGGTGGGGGTTTTCTAATGGGAACTTCTGATCAAGTTCACCAAGTAGACCCTCAAAAGTAAGACCTAAGTTAAGCATACTGAGGGAGGTTTTGGTTTGCATGTTCAAAGAAGGCAGGCATTCGTGCACGTCGTGTGTCAGAAAGCTCTGGTGCCTTACCTTCATACATTAGCCGATCACTAGAATCCAGCCAAAATTTTTTGTCTAAATATTTATCGGCATGTTTACCGAGAGGTTGCATTACCCAATTGATAGTTGCCTTACGGAGTTTATCAAGAGAAGGACTGATGCTATACCCCAGCTCGCGAGTAACGAGACTATTAACTGCAACATGTACTTGTTCGTCACGACTAATATCAGCAGATACGGTTCTCATC